GAATCTCAGGAGAGTAGCTAGCAAATTGCTTGCCTGCTTTTGTAGCGGCTTTCTTTTGTCTTACAGCATCGTCATAGAGACCTGCTTTTTTCAAGGCTGCCACAGCAGCTTCAGGAAAATAAGCTTCACCTGTATCTAAGCTTTTTTTACCACTAGCTGTTGTCCAATTTTGTTTTGTCCAGTTTCTTAATGATTCTTGTGATTTATTGAGTCCCATTAGTTTTTGTAACCTCCCCCTGCAGCTTTATACATCCTAGCTAATAGTTGAGCTTTGCGTGCTGACCATTGTCCCGGTCTTCCGCCCTTGCTACCAGCTAAGATTCTTTTGAATAATCTTTTTCTTAATCCGGGCTTGGTGTAGTTACCTGCTTCGTTAACCCTTGACTTTTTTGTTTTCATAACCCTTCATCATATTAAGTATACTGTCCTTTCTTTTTTCCTTAAGTGCTTTATTGTTATCTCTGTAAAGAATGAATGCAAATATTATAAGAATCGCCATTATGGAAAAGAATGTAGGAACTATCCAATACTGTAGATCGTGTGTGTACGTACTTTGATTGTCTTCTTGTTTTCCTTTCCAGCTGTCCTTACTATCTTTATGTACGTATATGTATCGCATTTGAGACATATCATAATCAACAGCTACACTATCTTCATATGTAGCCGCCCAAGCTCTAACACTATCTGCGTAATTAGTTTTTCTCGGTTGCATACTTCACTCCCATTATAGTTCCAATAATACTAAAGCTGTTAGTCAATAGTATACCAAACAGATTGCTCCAAGCGTTTCCAAGTATTGTAGTGTCTTTATTAGCCAGCATAGCTGTAACATACATAAGCGTAGTTAAAACACCCACACCTATAATAATAACCAAAGCTACTTTCACAATAAGACCTATCAACTCAAACTGGGTGCGTTTTTGCATCAGATCTAAATCCTCAACAGCCTCGTCTCTTAGTTTTTCTGCTTCATTCTTTTCGTTTTGAAGCTCTATTAAAAGAGCTTCTTTCACTACAGACGCCTCTTCAAGTTCTTTATTTTGAGCCTGTACCTGCTTGGTGACATCAAGCCTTTTCTTTCTGGCTAGTCTGTCCTTTGTCTTGCACTCCTCTATGTATGTAACGACATCTTCATCTAAAGAACCTTTGATGATTTTTACAAAGTTTCCCTCTATGTAAACCTTCTTAGCTTTTGCTTTTAGTAAGGCTTCATTTATTGTGTCGTTGCCATTTATCATTTATAGATTTTAAATGGAGCAGTTCTACCAACATACCCATCGTAGTCTTTTACAAACTCTTCTAGGCGTGGCTCTATTTCGTCAGACTTGATAATCCAAAACTGTGCGCCTACCGCTTTAGCCTTATCAATCTCTTGATTATCATCAGAGCTTGATATAATACCAATCACTACACCGTTACCGTAATCTGTATTTATTTTTCTGATAAGTTCTATGCCGTCAAAGCTAGAGCCTATAATGTTGAGGTCAACAAACACACACTCTGGTCTGTCTGTTGCTGGACTTTCTTCAAACCACTTTTTAAACAAGCGGTCTGCCTCATCTGAAGAGTTTAACGCTTGTAGAGATAGTGTCATATCAAGAAGACTGCAAGCATCTTCAAATACCAAGTGGAATAGATCCTCGTCGTCTACTAGTAATATAGAGTCAATCATTTTAGTTGTATTGTTATTTTAGTTCCTTGTTCTAATTTTTCGGCAGCAATAGTAAATCCGTGTTCTTCAATTATAGACACACAAATATTAAGACCTAACCCCGTCCCCTTGTCATCAGAGCTTCCTCTGGTGTAAGGTTGAGAATACTGATCAAACTGCTCTTGATTCATACCCACGCCATTATCTTCAATAGCTAAGGTGTTTTCAGTATCCATATATATAGATACTTTTTTAGTGGAACTGTCATTGTACTTTAAACCGTTTCTGATAAGGTTGTCTACAGCTGTACAAAATAACGCTTCGTTGACTTCGTGTTCTGTTAATTCTTTTAACTCTACTTGTTTGATGTAAGATGTGGAAGACAAATAATTATTAAGGATATCCTTTAGATTTACCACCTTCTTATCTAGACGTGCTTCCTTCTTGACTAAATTGGTAAACTCTTTTACCCCAGCGTAGACTTTCTGGGTGTGCTTAAGCCCCTCTTCAATCATCTTTAGTGGAGACTCTATTTTTAATTCTGTTACACTTTCTTTTGTGAGTCTACGTTTTAAAGAACGTAGACCTCTAGGAATGTAAGTATTAATACCTGAGTGCATATCGTGACGTAGGATCTTAGCTGCGTGCTCTAAGTATCCGTTCTTCTTCTGTACTTCTAGCTCTATAAGCTTCTTGTCTGTTATGTCTGATGCTATCTTTAGAATACGATATACCTCACCGTATGGGTTTTTAATAGGATTGTAGTTACCGTATATCCAGAAGTCTTCTCCTTTTTTGTTTATACGTAAGAACTCACCACTCTTAATCTTACCCTTCTTTAAGTCGTACCAAAAAGAATTGTATTTGTTTAAATCTGTGTCCACAGGCATAAACATCTTGTGATGTTTACCTATAAGTTCTTTAAAGCTGTAGCCTGTAACTTGACAGAAAATATCGTTACAGGAAATTATAGTTCCGTCAATATTAAACTCTACTAACGCATTTGATTTGTTGATTGCTGAGAGTGTATCGTCTATAGACTGGAACTTATACCTAACCTTCCTAATGAATTCTACTACAACGTAAAAAAAGAAAGGCATAAAAGAAACGATAGCTATCCACCCGTACCAAACAGATTTTCTACTAAGTTCGGCATACTCAATAAGAAGCGCACTCTGATAAGAGAAAAAAGCAACCATTATAGTAACAGCTGCTATTAAAGAAATCTTAGAGATTAGCGATAGTTTCATTTCTTAGCTTTATCTTTCCGAAGAAGATACCAGCGTTGTAAGGTGTATCCGATAGATACGATTAGAAGCATTAGCTTGAGAGCCATCTCAACTTGAGCCATAGATATTGTAAAAGCTGTTGCGTTTAGTAGGATTAGTCTGAAATCTGATTCGTTCATTACCACTTAACCTTATTTGCCACAGCTGTACACATCTCAATAAACTCTTCTTGGGTATACTGCTGTTTGCTCATATTAACCATCTTATGAACCCATTGAACATTTCCTTCAATGTATCCTTTGGATGAATCTACTCTGTCTAATGATGCTGTGTTTTGATTTAGTTCCATTGCATCAATATCCCATCCTGTCAAAGCACATTTAAAATCCTGCTCAATCAACAATTCTGCTAAGTATTCAAAAGTAACTTCCCAGTTTAATCCTCTTATGTCTGCTTGTGCTTGATATTTGTAAGCGAAAGAAGTACGAAGAACATCTTTAATCCATCCTTTGTGAGCGTTGCTTTCTGGCTTCTTGTTAGAACACTTCTTACATTCTTTACCTTCATTGTAAGACATTATAGCATAGTTGCGTCTTAGGTATGATTGTTCATCACCACAGCTAGGACACGGTTTATACCAGCGTCCGTCCTCACCTTTGTATACTTCTTTTGGCAACTCTAAAGCGCAAGCCATAACGGTAGTATTAAAATCCATTTGACACGATTCGCCCACCACGCAGCAGACAGCTTACCTTTGGCAATGTTTTTACGATGACGTGCTTTAAAGGAAGCACGTTTCTTCTTCATACGATCTGATTCTCCATCTTTAGGCTTGCCAGCTGTTTCTGCCCCCTGCTCACCAAATCGAATTAACTTAATGATATCGCCAACTTTAGCAACAACAACGTGAGACTTTGTAGGGTGGTTAGGGGTACGCTTGGGTTTGTTATAACCAGATACCCCAGCCCTTACTAAACGTGGATCTCTCTTCTTCGTTTTCATACCTGCAAAGATATAAAAAAGAATGTATCGTTATGGATACACTGTGTTAGTTTTCAGTGTATTAGGAACCTTTACTTCAAGTATGTCGTAGATTGCGTCAGCTATCTTTCCATACCCTACTTCATTCCAGTGCTGTTGGTCTGATTGTAAGTATTGCTGACCTGTGTATCCTGAGTTTGTATTAGGACCTGCCGCACTAGACTTACTTGTATCGCTGTCGTTTAGAAGATCCTTCATATCTATAACAGATATTAAAGCAGCAGCACTCCCTGTGTACTCATCAACTACTGACTGTTGCCAAGTCCTAACATATTCAGCAGAAGCCTTAACGTCAGAAGGCACAAAAGAACCACTGTAATATTCTCCTATATTGTGTGTTTTTTGAACAATAGTCAATATGTTTTGACTAATATTATAGTCTAGTAGTTTTCTTAAATTATCTTTTACTATCGACTCAACTGCTGCGATTTGTTCAGGGGTAGATGTCCCAATAATAAAAGTTAATCTCTGTATAGTACCACCACTAGTCAGAACAACGTTTGGCTTCGTATCATAAAAACCAACAGCTTTAGGCAGTGTTAAAGACTGAAATGAAGCGTCCTTTGTAAGTCTTAATGCGTTCCAGTCTGAAGGTCCTTTAGGTTGGCTACTGCTATCAAGTATCAAATCTATCTGGTCGTCAAAAGCTGTTGCATTTATTCCGTAGTTGTAGATATGAAAATTAGGGAATGTTTTAAGCCTAGACCAAGAGGCTAGGTTGTTGATATTTGGCTCACTGCCTAAATCACCATCTCTTAATCCGCCATAAAATATAGATGACGGTCCTATCATTGCAAATACCTTGTCTATATTGCTAGTAAGCTCTATACTTTTCTGTCTTGTTATTTCTGTTGTCCTATTAAAATACATTCTCTTTATCCTTCCTTGGAAGAAGAATGAAGTGGTATCGCTATTAGAGCTAGACTTAAAGTCTTGAAGCTCTATCATCTCCGCCGCAGAAGCGTCGTCATTAAACCCTAGCACCGCACCGTCAACTGTAGCGAAATAATTCTTGTGATGGTAGTTTATAAGAACCTTATGAAACCTATCAAAACCAACATTGGAATAAACCGCTGGCATCTGCTCCGTATTGTTTAGCCTGATTGTAGGGCGAAGAACACCATCACTATCGTAATAAAAGAATACCCTGTTATCGATAGCTCCATTGCTAATACTTATAGAAGGAAATGTAGATGATGTCTCTGGCTCACTAGCCATAACTTCAGCATATAGATATCCCTCTCCACCAAATAGTATACTGTCCGATATTGTTATACGCTCTCTATTTCTTATGATGCTTGCTCCAGATCTTGGTATTAAACTACTAGGCTGTGTCCTAACCTCTAGGGTTGCCTCGTATAGTTGTCCAACCTGATTACTCCCCGTCCAAGTCTCGTTCTTGCTGTCGTCTAAAAAGTATACAGCAGCACGATAGTTACCAGAAGATGCAGTTACACCACTGATAACCAACCTAGGATATCCATTAACAGTTGTTGCAAACCTAGCAGTAACACCCACTAAATCCTCTACGGTTGAATTAACCATATCGAATGTGGCGCCGCTTATCTCTGTATGGCTTACATCGGTTATCTTTAATCTAATATACCTGACGTCAATATATTTTGCATATACAGCAAATGCAAAAGGGTCGGCAGCCGTTAGAGCTACCTCCTTAGCCGCAACAAAGTGTTTAGCATTGGAAGTGCCCACGCTCAGACTTACTGCGTTAGACTGCCCTTCTGGGCTTTCTGCTGCGTATGGCGTAGCTGTTAAATCTCCATTCACCCAATCGTAATCAAATGTATTGGAGTCGTATATTAAGTTTTGACTCGCCCCTTCAAGCAGCAAGGTAGAACAACCATCTATAAAATCATACCTAGGTGTATCGTTATCATTGGGATCTGTATCTGTAACAACGGTAAGGTTCTCGTATATACCGCTACCTATAGACATCATAGCATCTTTTACATAGATGCTTCCCTGAGCATCTGAAAACACTCCGTCTGTTTTTATTGAGTAAAAACGAATAGATGTAACATCGTTAGCTACAACCATAGAGCAACGTCTCCAGTCGTCTTCTTCGGTCATTGTAACCCCATACACATCTGCTGTTTTAGATGATGTGGGAACACCGTTCTCTAAATCAAAAGACGCATAGGCAGTACCTGAGGTTTTTACAGCTGCAATTATCAGGTAGTTGTTTGTGCCTTTTTTAGCTTTTACATATATTCTACGCTCACCATCAGTAGTGATGTTTTGGGATAGATAACCTAAGGACGATGTGTTGTTTAGTTCCCACCCGTCCGTCTGTGCTGTAATTGTAGCTCCAGATGCCACCCAAGGCGAGGTAGATAAAGTGTTAGATTGCAGTAACAAATTGGTAGGATACTTTTGTATTTTACCGTTAGAATTAACCCTCGTTGCAGGGAAGCTGCACCCACGATCAACTGTGAAGTCTCCGCTGCCATCATCTGGCTTAACTGAAAATACAGTGCCGTCCTTTCCAGCATTAGCAGAACCCATAAAAAACAGCGATGAATTATCTATCTCACTCATTATGATAAGTTGTATCTCGTTATTATATTAGCCTCTGCATTGCCCTGCGTTATTGTTTGATCGTTATACACGACAACCTCTTTGTATTGTATATTATTAAAAGAGTTAATAGCATAGCCTAAGCGCATTTTTAAATCTACCCCAGAAACCGCAGTAGTAGTTATGAGAGCAAAATCATTAACAGCAGCGGTATATATGTCGTTCCTTGTGGCGCTATTTATTAAGGTCCCGTTATCATAGTAGGCAACACTAGAGAACGAGGGTACAGTGTCGTGTGGGGAGTCTGAGCTCCCTGATTGAGCAACCCCGTAAAAAGAGCTATTGCTAGACGTTCCTCCAGATACAGCACTACCTGTAACCCTTTCTACAATAAAGGAATAGAAGTTCTTAGTATTGACGAACGAAAACTTAGAATTTAAAACTTGATTACTAGCTGTTGTTCTATTTTTAATATAGCCTAAGTAGCTTCCCGACTCTACTATGTAAGGCATCAAACTTACATCTTCCTGTGCTGAATGATTTCCATAAATAGACTGATCATACCAAGTGTGAACAAATACATCCCCACCGTCAGCAAAGGTTAATAAAGCTGCGGTGTCTAACTTACCGTCATCAAAGTAAATGTCTTGAAGCACCGTATTTAAACCCGATATCTTAGCAGCCTTTATAGACGGACCGTAATAGTTTTTATTTATATGCTCTAAAGACATTGCAAGATTTGCAAATTTTAGACCAGCTTGATCTAAAACACCATTAGTGTTTGCTGGTGCTGTAGGGTTTACTTCTTGGAGTTTTGTTAAAAAGCAAGTGGTGTCTTCTATAGTTCCTCCCGCATCGGTAACACGCTTGATAAAATTTTTAGCAAAAACAGTGTAATACAATAATGCATCCGCAGCAGATGTATCTACAGTTGCACTGTAGGGAACTGGCTGGCTAAGCGATACACCTACAAGCGAATTGTCTGGTATCTTTATATCGACATACGTAGACATTAAGCGGTAACATCATCATTAATTGTAAACACGCCAAACAACCAAGTCTGAACAAAAAGATTAGAAGTCTTTGTAGACTCTAAATCATATATAAAAGATCCAGAAGGTGTGACATCTGAAGAAGTTATAAGTACGTTCAATCTACCTGTCGTAGAGTCAGCATTCTTTACGAAGTCAATACTAGATGTTGCTATGATTACAGCATCGGTTCCTGAGTCACGAACCTCCATTTGAAAACTGTATAAAGAAAGATCTATAGCGGCTCCAGTCGAATCTGTAAAATCCACTGATAATGAAAATGTATCCCCCTTACGACAGGTGATATCTAACCGTTGTGATATATCTAATTTTATTGATGCCATTGCTATGTGTTTTTACAAAGGTAATGAATCATTAAATGTCCTCTGGCTCTGGCGGGTTGCAGTAGTTACTCTCCGGGTAGAGCTGGCAGTAAGTCTTAGCGTACTCATCTCTTTGGCTTGAGCTTCCGTAGTTATGTATTCCCATAGGAGTAGGCCAAACGATAAACGGCTCCCAAGATTGTAAAGGCTCGGTAGACCAAGAAACATCTACTGCGTATTTTGTAGATACTACGGCTTCTTTTATGGTGTTACCTTCCTCATCATATTGCGCTGGTGTTGTTGTTAGATAGCCTAACTTAACCACCGATTCGGTAAGGTTGCCTTCCTCATCTCTTAGGAGGTCAATAGCAGCGTTAGCTTCTGCCTCATCTACGAACTCGTATTTTCTTGTTATC